CTATGATATTGTGGATAAAACGACATACAACGTAATACGGAGAAAATACTATGAACTTTTCAAATCTAAAGAAACAATCAAAAGACTTCAGCACCCTACTCAAGAAGGTAGACGAACTTAATAAGCCTACCTATGAGAAGGATGATTCAACCGATAACTACTGGAAGCCTACCCCTGACAAGGCAGGTAATGCTCTTGCTGTTATTCGTTTTCTTCCTGGTGCTGCCGTTGACGGTGAAGATGCTCTACCATGGGCACAGTATTGGGATCACGGATTCCAGAACAAGGTAACCGGCAAGTGGTATATTGAGAAGTCACTGACCTCTATTGGTCAGAAGGATCCTGTTTCTGAATATAACTCAATGCTTTGGAACTCTAACTCTGATGATAACTCACCAGAGCGTAAGCAGGCTCGTGACCAGAAGCGTCGTCTGCATTATGTTTCAAACATTCAGGTTATCTCTGATCCTAAGAACCCACAGAATGAGGGTAAGGTCTTCCTATACAAGTATGGTAAGAAAATCTTTGATAAGATTACAAAGATGATGAATCCTGACCTTGAATCAGAGAAGGCAATCAACCCATTCAATCTATGGGAAGGTGCCCACTTTAAGCTAAAGATGACCCGTCAGTCAGGTTTTCCAAACTATGATGAGTCAACCTTCCTAACGTCTGGTCCTCTATCAGAGGATGACAGTGAACTTGAGAAGGTGTGGCAGAGTGAATACTCTCTCGCAGAAATCACCGATCCTAAGAACTATAAGACTTATGATCAGTTGAAGGCTCGTCTCGAAGATGTGTTGGGTGTCGCTGCTCCTGGTGGCAACCCACCTTCATACACGAGTGCTGCCCTTGATGCTAATCTCGCTAAGGTGAAATCTACCATGTCAGAAGAAAATCCATTCAAGGATGTTCCATTCGCTGACTCAAAGCCAGTTGCTAAGAAGGCACCTGTAGTAGAGGAAGAGGATGAAGATTTGGCGATGTTCCGAGAACTAGCCGATCTTGATGACTAAGATTGAAGGGGAGCAGAAATGCTCCCCTTTTTTGTTATCCTATGTTAGATGTACCAAAGTGACCATATGCTGCGCCACTGGTATCTGATATATTCTTCATTGCTCGTTCTAATGATGGTGATGAGAATTGTGGGTTGCTTCTCTCCAAGAACTTATCAATATTCACCTGTCTCTGTGGTCTATCAGGAGGCAATTGCTCCATATTGAATGAGTGTTTATCCTTAGGATCTTTATAGATAGGCTCTGGATTAAGCATACCCTTATCAACATCAGGTGCGCTATAGACACCTGGTGGAGGAGCAGGCGGAGGTGGAGGTGCTGCTTGCTGTTGTTCTACAGGTTTAGCTGCAGGAGGTTCTACAGGTTTAGCAAGCGATGGTTTGGCGAATATTCTATCATACACAAAGTCTTTTGCTTGCTGTAAGTAACCTTTTTCAGTTGGCGCCACTGTGGCAGTTTGATTAGTTGGAGCATTTGCAGCCACTGTAGGGACAGGTGGTCCCATTTCTTTACGCATTGCAACCTTGGGTGCCTTTGATTCTTCAAATGCAAGTTTCTTTCTCTCTTGCTCCTTGGTATATTCAGCATACTTAGTAATGTCCATGACATTAGACTTGGCAAAACCGCCGCTGGGTGTCTTGCCTAGAATTGCCTCTGCCTCTGGAGTATATCTGTTTTTGATAGATGGTGCTCTTTCTTGCTTTGCTTTTGCAACAGCCATAATCTGTTCTTCTACAGACTTACCAACAGCATGTTTGGCTTTCTCAAGAATATGTCTGGTGTTATTTCTAAATTGAACACCTGTACCAAATAATTGTTCCTGGAATCTGGGATCAGTGACAGTATATCCTAGGCGTGCGGCGGCCTTCAAGAATGGTGTATAATGTGTTCTGGCTAGAAACTCATGTTGTGCCTTGTCGAATGCCTCGGGGTTTGCCTTGGCAACTCTCTCATATGCAGCATTGAACTTAGCCGTGCCGGGTTTTAGTTTTGAAAACTCGGCCGCAAATGGTGCAGCTTCTTCTGATTTAAGAAACTCTGACATAGTACCTGTCTTAGATGCCAGCTGGTGTCTACCATAAGAGATACCACCTTTATCACCCTTGCCTGTTGAAATCGTTTCAACACCATGATTAGCTGCGGCGCCGTGTTTACCCGATTCCCATTGTCCTGAAATAGCACCAAGGTCTGGCCTTAGATCAGGCAAGAATCCGTCATATGTCTCTTGAAACTTAACTGCTCCTGTTTTATGATGCTTATGCACTGTAGCCCTACCAGAACCACCTGCTTCGGTCTGTGTCATAAATGCGTTTTTATCAATGTTATGAGATTTCATATCTTGATAGATTTGCTGGATCTTCTCATGATTAGGATCGAGGATCTGAATCTCGTTTGTCTTTTTATTCCACTTGATAGCACCGGCAGCCTGTGCCTCTTCAAAGCCCTGATATGTCTCCTGCATGACCTTTTCTTTACCATAGAACATACTATCTGCCATGGGTTGCTTGGTCTTGACTTCATTCCAATACTTGTCAGGGTCAAACTTATATGATTCGGTTGTTTTCTTTGCAGGTGCCTGTTCTGCTACCGGTACTGCTGCGGGCGCCGCAGCCGCAGCCTGCTGTGTGGTCGCAGGTGCTTCTTTAGCAGCATTGACTTTCGGTTCGGTCGATACAGAACCCATTAATGATAACTGATCAGGATTGGCCAGACTTCTACCGATTTCAACAGCCTGCATTGATTTAGCAGAAGGCTCACCACCTTCAACAACAGCCATTCTTTCGCCTGATCCTCTATAGTTATTAACATTGACCATAGCAACACGAGCAGGCTGACCGGCAAACTGTTCAAGAATGAGAACATTACCTTTTTCATCAGGTGTCGAGAGTGCTACACCCGTGTGATAATGTGACTTACCGTCTGGCATATCTTTGGCCATGACACCACCGGGATGATCACCTTTACCATAGTTTGTCGTAGCAATGATAGATCCAGGAGTAATGGCAGCATTTTCATTAAATTTCCAACCTGATGCAGCACCCAGATTACTAAAGTGTTTACTTAATGAGGCGCATTGTTCATTGTCTCCATAGAATCCACCAGACTTTGATGATGTCTTAGATACATCTGCTGTTCCTGATGGTTCTGATCCTTTACCTTCCATAGCAGTTGCATAACCGGCTGCTGTACCTGAACGCTGCTGTGCCGTAGAATCCGTGTCTTTTGGTTTTTCAAAGTGAGTAGTGAATCCAACAGAAGCGTCAGTAGGATTGGCATAGTTCTTACCCAGATAGGTTTTCATTTCACCTTCTGTCAGAGCAAAGTCAATCTGTTTACGCCAGTTTGTTTTCCAATCTTCACCCACATATTGCTTCATTGCTGCAAATCGTGAGGCATGGTGCTGAAATAGACCACCTGAGGTTCCGTTGTCACCGATAGCACCTGAATTAAATTGTGACTCGTATTTCATATTATTGACAATACCAACGGCATGATTATGGTCGATACCTTTTTGTCTTAGATAATCATATATCTCTTTGGCTCTGACGACATTGGTGACCTTTTCACCGTTACCTACCGTTGCAGAACCGGCTGCACCGTGTGGTCCGTATGTCTTCCCTTCACCACCTAATTCTACACCTGCTTCCTTCTTGGAGAGAGCCTTATAGAATCCCTCCACCTCAGGTAACTTCTTCTTGTAGTAATCAGGGAATAATGCTGCAAACTGCTCTGGTGTCAGTGATGAGAACGGAGACGCACCACCTTCTGTTTGTGCCGACTTAAACAGATCAAGGCGCTTGGGCGGCGCCATGTTCTTTAACTTAGAGAATATATCTTTTTGTGATCCTAATGTGAAAGCCATTACATTCTTCTTTTACTGAGTTGCTTCATCATATTATTGTGTTCTGATTCCATCTGTCTTGCTGTTGTTTCTTGTTCTTTGACCCATGCATTAAGCAGTTCAACATATGTGTGCTTTTCCCATGGCATCAGTGCATCGATAGTATCCAGGTTCCACTTATGATGATGTATCAGATTGAAGTTGGACATGATATGATTAGACAGTGTATCATGTCCCATTATCAGATAAAAAAATCGTAGAACTCTGTATACCTCACATCATGGTTAAACCCGCACTTGGGGCATTTTGCTTCAATTCTGCCACGAATAGTAGGGAACCTATCGACATATGCTTCTAGCTTCTTATAGTGTTCTTCTGTCAATCCCTCAACGAAGTCTTTTAATTCTTCCTGAGTGTAATCTTTATATGAGTGCATACCCTTCTTGTCATATATGTAATCGATGGAACTTACAATAACGTGCGTCTTTTTATCAAGGTCAGGCAGTTCTTCGATCTTCCTCATAATGCTGTAATTGGGGTATCTCATTACAACACCGGAAGAACCGGTCAATCTGATATCATTCTCGACGCCTTCGAACTTGACCAGTTCAACATTACCGATATCTACCTGTGTCGAGAAAATATGACCGCATGTATTACCATCTTCTAGTGTATTGTTACATGTTAGATTAACAACGGCATTCTCACCAACCGACTTGGCTCTTAGATAGATGAACAGATAATCGATATCAAAGAATGGTAACTTGTCAACATCAATTTCATCGTCTTGAATACAGTTATTGATGACCTGTTTGACCGACGCTATGATATCTGCCGGTGTATTCGACTCAATTGCTAGTAGTAATAGTTTTTCTTCTTTAACAGTAAATGGTCTGACCTTGATAACCTTACCACTTGACGGAATAGTAAAATCATAAACAGGTAGATCAATCTTGGGTAAAGGCATAATAAAACTCCATTATATTATTCATTTAGGCGTATGGATAATCGTCGGCGCTAGTACCTGTGGCACCGCTGATTAGGTTAGGTCTATCCCAGTATCTATAAGCAAAGGTGACCTGTAGTCTGAGTATGTCTTGCTCGGCCCAGTTAACTGCCTGCTCGTTTACTACCGTGGGCCATGCTTTGTGCAGGCGCCAGTGATATGTGATGTGAGGTTTCAGTGGATTCTTGTCACCTTCGTTACCCCATTCTGCATACTGATAGATATTAATCTCCGAGTAGTAGTTATTAGGATACTCGAAATTGAATGTATTGACAGGGTTGATATAGTCCAACCAGTCATCGAAAAATCTTCTCTCACTCGAATCGGCACGACATAGAAACACCAGCGATAGTGGCTGATATTCCGAATTAGACGGAAACATCTGCGCCGGACCATAGTAACGTGCAGTTGAAATACTAAACGCACGACCAGGGAAATCGGCAGCCTCGCACAGATAAAGCAGGTCCTGAGGAAATGATTTGAGTGCATTGGGTGGTCTAATATCCACAACATATCGACAACCCTTGGCTAGGGAACCGCCTTTGTCTAACGTAGACCTAAACTTCTGCATGTCTAGGTCTTTAATGCCGGTCTGAGAAACGTTATTAGTTGCCATTTTAGTATCCGCTGTCTATGTCTGCTTGACTGATAATACGCATTTCTCTAAACACCAATGTTAATTGTAGATTGGTTGGTGCGCCATCTTTAAAGGTACTGAACTCACCTTGCTGGGTAAAGTCAACGTCAACTCTCTCTAGAACACAACGACCAATCTTAGGAAGATATTGGTTGGGCTGCGATGAACCCGTAGCAATAGTTCTGAACTCAATGCCAAATTCTGCTGGTGGTATGAACCAGTAACCTGATGTTAATTGTGATCCCTGTCCTGATGAACCACCTAGAGTGAGTGCGGGCGCAGAGTATTTTCTAAGTGTTCTGATAATTCTGTGCATTTCATCGTTTTCAGCAGCCGACTGTGGTGCCATAAAGAAACCGAACTGAAAGCGTCTTAGTTCTGAGTTACCATATAGAACGTCAACTTTAGGATTAATAGTACCCATACCCATTACACGGGCTGCACCTAATGCTGCACCACCTATTTTACTGGCACCTCCGGCGATCATGTCGCCGCCCGGCACCATTCTAGTAATAGCACCAACCGTGCCTACACCTAGTCGTGTTAGTTTAACGTCATCATATTCATGAATCATCTGCCATTGTAGCGGTCCGTTTTGCTGACCGCCAGGAACGAATAGACTGATTGTGTCGCTATATCCGCTGTCAACGGTTGAACTCTGAGGTTTCGGAGCACCGCTTGACGGATATATATTAATCTTCATAAAATGGCCTTGCTGATATGTATTTAAATCAGAAGGGAACTTGAGTTCTGCCATCTATACCTCCAGATACTACATAGTATTTAGTAGAGGTACTATGAATGGCATATGATTATAAGCAAGGTAAATTTACACCCAAATATCCTAAGAAGTATATTGGAGACTCCACGAATATAGTATTCAGATCAGGGTGGGAGAAGCGTGTTATGGATACGTTAGACAGTAATCCCAATGTTCTTAGATGGGCGTCAGAAGAAGTTATTATACCGTATATCTCTCCGATCGATAACAGACCACACCGATACTTTGTTGACTTCTATGTTGAGGCACGGTCACCTGATGGTTCTATTAAGAAGATGCTAATAGAAGTTAAACCGGCAGCACAGACCAAACCACCCAAGACACCCAAGAGAAAGACCAAACGATATATCTCTGAGGTGATGACATACGGTGTGAATGAAGCCAAGTGGAAGGCAGCAAAAGAGTTTTGTTTAGATAAAGGGTGGGAGTTTCGTATAATCACAGAAGCGGAACTGTTCAAAAAGACCACTAAATAACTATATGGCAAAAGAATATACAAACGACGAATTAGCACAGTGGTTCGAAGAAAAGGCTGACACTGCCTCCGGATCCACTGCCCGTAACAAAATGCTGGGCACCTCTACCCGTTACACTGATATTCAGTCAGAGTTTGTGGGATCAATGTATTTCTTTCGATATGATCCTAAGCATAAAGCAACGCTGCCGATGTATGATAAGTATCCGCTGGCTATTGTCATTGATAGATATAAAGACGGTTTTCTCGGTCTTAATCTGCACTATCTGACGAGAGGCCAGCGTGGTGGTCTAGTGACACTGTTTAATGACTTCTATACACGCCGCAAACTATTCAATGGCATTATATCAGGTAGTGGTAAATCTAACTGGGATCTGATTCAATCGGCATCTACCGGTCTAGAAAGTTTCTCAAAAGAGTGTGTCAAGCGATATCTCTATACCAATGTTCGAAGTCAGTTTATTAGAATTGACAAAGAAGAATACGATAAAGCAATTCAATTGCCCATCGATGAATGGGTCTATAGAAAGTAAGGAATAATGGTAGACGTATCACCATATTTTGATAACTTCCCCAAGATTAATTACTCTCTCAGTGACGATAAGAAGATCACTGATAGCGTTACCAATATCTTTAAACGATATGCCATGCTCAGAGAGGTTTTGAGCAATTCATCATCATATGTTCTTTATGAGATAGATGATGGTGACACGCCTGAGATCATAGCGGAAAAGGTATATAACGACGCCGGTGCTGGTTGGATCATTCTATATGCTAATCAGATCATGGACCCGCAGTTCGACTGGCACCTAAGTGATGCCAATTTCAAAAACTATATTGAAGCAAAATACGGATCAGTTGCAGCAGCCCAGAGTACCGTTCACCATTATGAAAAGGTGGTTGAGACCACTGTAGACGGCGAGACATATAGAAGGGTATATGGTGTCGGTAAAGAGAGATATACCGAGGTACCGCTTAATGTACCATATACCTATTATACACCATACAACGGATCTAATAACTGGGTTCTGACTGCCGACACTAATCTATTGAGAGCAGATAACACGGCATTCACTGCCGATCATAGTAATCATTCATCATATAATGACACATCGCTTCCTGAGTATTTCTCATATGAGGCACATACTGTCAACGGTAAGACAGTGACCATGAACACTTACGGTAACGCCGTTTCTAACTATGATTATGATTACAATCTAAACGATAACAGAAAATATATCAAGGTTATTAAAAAGCAATACTACACCCAGATCATGACCGAGTTTAAGGCTATTACTAAGGGTGTTCCGTCATATGTAAGGACTCTAGTCTAAGATGGCATTTGTTGACTCCGCATCACAAATTAAACGATCAATAGATTATCAAGCACAGAGTAATGATCCTACATATCAGGTCTCGGCGACTATTAATCTGAATGGTGCCACTCTTCCTGATGTGACCGTTAAAGAGGTCATTGTCGGTGAAAGTTTATTAAATCCATCTGCTCATGCCGTTGTTACACTACAGTCGGCCATGTATGGTACGACAGGTGCCGGTGTGCCTATTGATTGGAACCAGTTCAGATGCCAACCTATCGGAATTTATATCAAAGACAATAACAATATACCTGATAATCCTAGAACGATGACGATTAATCAGCATGTCTATCGTTGTGACAATCGCCGCTTTTCAACGACCAATACTGGTAATACAGAGGATCTAAGCCTTCACTCTATTGATGAATCGATACTAAAAGATGCCGGTATGGTCATGGAGCAGTCATGGAAGTGCGCCACACCCTCACAGGTTGTTAAAGTAGCATTGCAGAAGATCGGTGCCACTAATGCACAGGTTTCTAATAATACAGGACCCGGTAGACCCTACTCTGCGGATTCTATTCACCCTCTACAGGTCATAGCACAGCAATCCAATGTGGCACTGGCCAACGGTAATGATCCGTCGTTTCTGCATTATATGACCATTAATAATAACACCGGTGAGAATGTGCATAATTTCAGATCGCTTTATGATCTTATGAATCCGTCGGGTCACACACCATATGAGATATTCGGCGCCGATACTGCGGTAACCGGTGGTAATGGTATGTCAGAGTCCTATTTCGGTTCTAGCGGTATGAATAAAGCAATCACATTTACTTTCCCTTGCGACTATGACGTTCTATCTGATATTCTGAACGGTGTCGATTGTGATGGTGCCAATAAGAATGATGTCAGAACATTTAATCTGGCATCAGGTGACTTTGCGGCTGCTATGGGTGCTGCTACTAGCATCGCCAATATGTTCACCTCAATGACCAATTTCGGAACGGCACAGCAACAACAGTCATGCGAAACCCATGTTGAGAAATACTTGCTTAAACGCCAGGCACGAATGGGTATGCTAGAAAAAGATAAGATTGCCCTCAGAATTACCGTGCCCTGGTCACCATGGTTGCATGTCGGGAATCAGATTAAATTCACATGGAATAACCGATACAACCCATCTAATATACAGTATGGTTCAGGTACATATCTTATCGTCCATCTGACACATAATATTCAATACGGTGGTTACGGCACCACTACACTAGATTGTATCTCTAATACATTTGGCAGCGGAGGCTAATAATGAAGGGTAAGTTTCCTGGTCAGGATTCAGAATTACAGATAGGTGTCACTACAGACCAGAAGGCAGAAGACCATTCAGGTAATGCCGGTTATTATCTACCACTCAGAGGTGGACAGGATACTAACCTGGAAGACTCTATGCTTTCTCCTATGCTCAATTCACCTACTGGTTTTATGCAGCAGGCATTCCCTGGTGCACTAGATCCTGGCACGCCTGTTGTCGTTATGAGAGAGATTGGTTCTCTCGGTGGCCTTGTTCTAGGTCAGTCTAATACTGTTAAAAAAGGTGGTACAGGTGCCAGCAATAGCAGCCTACCATCGGCGCAGAAAGTTAAACAATTAACTGGCACCGAGAGAGATATTAATATTGCGCCTGATATCGAAGAAACGGAAGAGAACGGTGTCAAGATTAGAAAGATTAAAGAGAAGGGGCAGCAGCATTCCCTTGATCTACTAGACGGTCTGCCTATTCACGGTGCGCTATTCGACATGGCTGGTTTTAGATTACCAGAAATTAAGAATGTACCTACTGCCAAACAGACCAATGATCAGATGATGTCAGCCCAGCAGTTGCAGCAGATGATGGGTCAGATCATGTCTATGGGTCAGATGATCCAAGGTCTGGCAGGCAATAAAGGTGGAGGTGGAGGCGCTGGCGGTTACGGTGCAGGTTCATTGGCACCACAGACACCAGGAACGACATATACCCCACCAGGCGCTAATACAGGTGCAGGTGGCGCCGGATATAGCGGAGGTCTGGGTAATAATATTATCTCGGCTGCCAATGCTCCTTCAGATACTCCTCTATACAGTATTATGGAGGGAGTCACACCCCCTATGAAGGCCGCAATTAATTCTCTTTCTGTATTATTACAGGGATATGAAACGACCGGCGGCGTTGCATTTGTTACGGGTGGTGTTGTCCATGAAGATACATATTTACAAAATGCGGAACAATTACTAAGTCAGGTCAATACACTTGACGATCTAATGTATGTATTGAGTAGACTCCAATGGGATTCATCGCTTCGTGGTACAGAAAAACTACAGAGTGTCGTCAATGAAATTCAGACGGCATGGGGTGTAGCATTACAAGAGATCGACTATAACGGTAATATCATCATCACATACGGCAGTGCCGATGCCAATCTTGAAATGGATTTTGCCAATACGATGACCAGTAATACGTCATCACCGGCACTTGGTTATTTCAGCGGTAACGACCCCACATATTCTATTAATGCTACAGGTGCTAGTCAGGGATTCAATAGCGGTTCTGGTATCGGTGGTGCAGGTGGTCAAGGCAGTTCATCATCCGCCCAGCAAGTTATGGGACAGGTTCAGGGCCTTCTCGGTCAGATTCAAGGTCTAGCACAAGGCATGGATCAGAACATGTTTGGTGAAGCAGCCGGCACCATGAAAGATATGTGGAAGCGTATGACACGAGAACAAGAGAATGATGCCAAGAAAATGCACGAGAAATTAAATCAAGCCAGTGATACTCAGAAGATGAGCAAGATTGTTGAAAAGACCGTAAAAGGTGGCAAGCCGCTGGACACACAGAACTTTGATGAAAATAGTCTAGAGAGCATGGGTGAATCAGCCGGGTCAGGTAATTTCGGTGTATCATTCGGACCATAAGGAATAAAGAATGTCAAATACAGATGGTGCAGGAGTTACTGGTGAAGTTTCTACAATGCAGGAACCCAAGAAGGAATCTCCTAAAAAGTGGACTCAACCACATCAGTCAGATGCCCGTAAAGCAAAATCTACTGGTTCATATCCTGATTACTTCTCATGGAAGACACGCTCAGGACACGTTCTACAATTAGACGACACCAAAGGTGGTGAGACTGTAACACTACAGCATCGTGGTGGTACCGCAGTTCAGATGGCACCTGATGGTTCTATGCATGTCACCGCACATAACGGTAAATATGAGATCACATTCGGTGAGAACCGTGTGACCATATCAGGTGCCCAAGATATCACAGTCAAAGGTGATGCTTCATTCCGTGTATATGGTGATTATAATGTCACCTGTCAGAAAGATTATAACCTCACCGTTCTAGGTAATTTTAATCTAACTGCCAAGAACCATAACAGACAAATTCTCGGAAATCTTGACACGCAGGCACGTAATGAGAATAAGAAACTAATGGGTTCATCTTCTAAGATTGCTCGTGGTGCCATTGCATATGTCGCCAAGGGATCAGTAACCCATGCATCACAGTCAGATCAAATCTTTCTGGGTGGTGCTGCCGGTGCCAATCTATGGGCCAAGAAAGGTAATATCACACAGAATATCGAAGAAGAAGGCAACTTTCACTCTGAGGCCAAAGACGGTGAGTATCATGTAAAAGCCAAGAAGGCGATTAAAGTCCAATCAACCGACGAAACAATGGACTTTAAATCTAAGAACGAATTTACTATGACCTCTACTGATAAAAGCGGAAAGATTACTACCAAGCAAGATATGGGAATTGAATCACAGAACTCAGGCGTCAACGTCAAAGCACAGAATAATATCGGGTTGCAATCAACCTCGGGTGATATTCAGGCCAAGTCAACTGCTGGTAATGTCGAGGTAACCGCACAGCAAAGCCTGGACCTTCGTGCATCACAAAAGGCGTCACTATCTGCACCGACCACATATGTCTCCGGTGACACCACAACGAATATCAAAGGTGGTACGTCAGTCAATGTTGACGGTCCTTCTGCACTCAATCTTAATGGGGGTATGTCACAAGTAATGAGCGCACTAGGATTACAAATGAACTTCAACTTTGGATCAGGCGGAGACGCATCAGGAGAGACCGGTTCATCACGAGGCGTTCATGCACCTGATAGACCAGCAAATAGAGACGAAGCGGATAACTGGGCATAAATAATATAAATGGGTAAAGGACCACAATGGCACAGTTAAATATCAGCAGAGATCCTGACTATTCAGATTTGGATTTAGATTTTCAAATCAATCCAATTACTGGTGATATCAATAGAAAGACAGGTGTGGATGCCGTCAAGAGGTCAATCCGCAATCTTATCTTTACTAACTTCTATGAGAGACCATTCAAATCAGCAATAGGATCTAAGATTCCTAGATTGCTATTTGATAATGTGGATATGATGACTGCTACATACATAGAAGATGCTCTGATTCAAATGATAAATAATTTTGAACCCAGAGTAATGCTGACAGACGTTAAAGTTTATGCCGACATTGATAACCACGGATTCAGTGTCACTATACAGTATATTGTATTGAATACCGAGACACCAGCCACATTCAATTTATTCTTAGAGAAGATAAGGTAACTAATGGCAACCGCAAACACAACCCTTAAAATAGCGGATTTAGATTTCAATTCCATTCGTGATAATCTAAAGACCTATCTCGGCAGTCAGTCAGAGTTTACAGATTATAACTTTGAAGGTTCTGGTCTATCTGTTCTATTAGATATCCTGGCGTATAACACATACTATAATTCATACTATCTGAATATGGTTGCCAACGAAGCATTCCTGGATACTGCCCAACTTCGTCAGAATATTCTATCACAGGCCAAGTTGGTTAATTATATGCCAACATCTGCCCACGGATCAGAGGCACAGGTTACTATTGTTGTTACACCGACGACCTCAGAAAACCAGACAATCGACTATGTGGTTCTAGACAGATATACACGCCTGCTTGGTGCCGATGTTGAGGGTACTAATTACCCATTCGTTGCTATAAACGCCAATACGTCACATAAATCAGGTGCGACATTCACATTCCCTAATGTATGGATCAAGCAGGGTGAAGTAATCACCCAGCAGTTTCAAATGCTGGCCAATAATCTGACAGGTCGATTTGAAATTCCATCTGCCAATATCGATACGACCACTCTCACTATCACGGTTCAGGAATCAACATCTAATACCTACACAGAAGAATATCAGATATCAGAAGATATCACTCTGGCAACTGGTGACAGTCGTGTATATTTCATGGAAGAGAATGAGAAGTTAAACTACACCATTCAATTTGGTGATGGTGTCATTGGTTATCGTCCTAAGGTAGGCAATATCGTTATCGCTACATATATCGACACTCAGGGTGGTATGGGAAATGATATCTCAAAGTTCAGCGTCATTGATCCTGTAGGCGGCCTATTTGCTGGTGATGTTAGAGTTACCACAGTTCAGAGTTCAAGAGTCGGTACTGACAAAGAAGATATTGATAGTATCCGCCTCAGAGCACCGCAGTATTATACAGCACAGAACCGTTGTGTTACCACCCGTGACTATGAATCGATTATCACCAAAGATTATCAGAATATCGAAGCCGTTTCTATTTGGGGTGGTGAAGATAATGATCCACCAATTTACGGTAAGGTTTATATCTCAATCAAGACCAAAGGGTACTATGCTCTATCTAATCTTGAAAAAGAGAACATCAAGACTAACCTGATTTCAAATAGAAACGTCCTGACAGTGACACCGGTCATCATTGACCCTGACTATATCTTTGTCACTGTTCGTGGTAAAATCTATTATAACCCAACATTGACCTCTAAGACTTCTAATGAACTGGCAGACATTGTTAGACAAGCAGCATATGATTATGCTGATGCCAATCTCAACACATACAAGTCAACTCTCAAGAAGTCAAAGTTGCAGGCTGCTATCGAATCATCTGATCCGGCTATTACCGGTTCTGATATCACTGTATATCTACAGGGTCGTCAGACAATCGATACGACCCAGAACAAAAAGTATTATTACAACTTCAAGACACCGATTGAAAAGGGAACATTTACCAATAAGTTGTTCTCATATCCTCAGATCACGGTGCCTGATAGTTCGTTTACTGACCGTAATGTTTTCTATGAAGAAGTTCCCGATTCTTTCACCGGTGTCGATTCTATTGAATTGATCAACGCTGGTATCAATTACACAACGGCCAATGTCGTTATCACTGGTGACGGTACAGGTGCTACAGCCAAAGCAACTGTTATTAATGGTCGTGTTAGATCGATTACAGTAACTAATAAGGGTATCAATTACTCTCGTGCTATTGCTTCAATTGAAGGTAATGGATCGGAAGCAGAAATTAGACCGGTTCTTCAAGCCAAGAACGGTACACTTAGAACTTACTACTATGACACGGTTGGTAATAAGATCATAGTAAATTCTTCAGCCGGAACCATCGACTATGACACGGGTGAGGTTGTTCTAAATGCCGTTCAACCATCGGCAGTGGTTACTAATGACTTCTATGACACCAATATTCTAACTCTGAATGTCGTCGCAGGAAGTCAGGTTATTCCACCACTAAGAAACAGAATCCTAACGGTTGATACTAATAATATTCAAAGTATTCAGATTGAAATGGTGGCTGAAAGCTAATGGCAACACCTAATAACAAAACATCATTACTCGTATCCGAGCAGCTACCTTCCTTCGTTAGGGAGGAGCATGATACCTTTGTCAAGTTCTTAGAGTATTATTATGAGGCTATGGAGCAAGAAGGTCAGCCACTATATCTGTCCAAGAACATTCCTCATTATCTCGACATTGACCAGCTAAACGAACATATATTATATTCCCATGATCAGGGTAATGATTATTTCGCCTACCAAGATTTAATGCAGAGAATGTATGACACGTTCATTGCATATATTCCTGATTCAATCCTAGCAGATAGAACACTACTACTAAAACACGCCAAGGAGTTCTATCGCTCTACTGGTTCGGAGAAGTCTGCCAGATTCCTCATTCAGGCACTATTCAATAAAGAAGCAACGTTCTACTATCCTAAGGTAGACGTTCTTCGTGCATCTGATGGTAAGTGGTTCATTGAAAGATCACTCAAGGTTACCGGTGTTCAATTAAACAATACATCGAATAGCATTGCCGTTACTAACTTTGCCAATACAACCATCAAAGGAATTTCATCAGGTGCTACCGCTATCGTTGAAAAGGTTGATACCTATTTCGATAAGGGGCAGATCATCTATGAACTAAAACTGTCAAGTATCAATAAAGAGTTTCAGAACGCCGAGAAGATTTACACCTACTTCACGCAAGAGGGGACAGATTACTTTCTATCTGCTTCTCTGTTTTCAGGAACCATTATCAACACCACACTTGTTTCTGGTGGTTCAGGTTATGTCGAAGGCACAACTATTCCTATTATCAGTTCTTTGGGTACTGGTGGCCAGGTTATCGTATCAAGCGTAACAAAAGGATCAGTTCAGGCCGCCGGTGTTGTTAAATCAGGTGCCGGGTTCAAAGTCAATGATCCTCTAGTTTTTGCTGGTTCAGGTTCTGGTGCTGCTGGTATCGTTGCTTCGGTTGATACTACACAGTTCTATCATCCAAATAGCTATAATGTCGTATGGACAACAATTAACCTGGTTGCCAATAACGTTCTCGGTAATGTTAATAATAACGTTTATGAAACTATGGCATATTCTAATCTGGCAGCAATATACACCAATACATCAAATCTCGCTGTCAATACAGGATCAGGTGCGTCGGTAACATTGATTAACCTATCATTCTGGTCATCTAACTCGAATGTATATTTCGAAAGTTATGATTCGATCAACGTTGGTAATACAATCGTCACGATTACATCGTCAAACCTGCTATCTAACGTAATTACTGTGACACCTGGTCTTCCCGGTAATCTGGTTTCTAATACACTACAGATCATCAAGAGAGCAAATGTCTATACGACAATTGCCAATGCAGTATCATACTTCGCATATTCAAACTGCGGCCCTGCATACTCTCTCGCTATTACCAACGGCGGTACTAACTATACATCGGTGAACGTATCTATTTCTGCCAATGCCACTATCTCTAAGATGGGCATTCTCGGAAGAATGGAGATCATCAACGGTGGTATCGGGTATCTTGTCAACGATAGAATTGAGTTCTTGAATGGATATGGTTCAACCGGATCAGGTGCTATTGCTAACGTAACATCTGTAGCAGCCAACGGTATGATCACCGGTGTCAAGTTCCAGCAGATGCCAGGTCATATTATCGGTGGCCAGGGTTATGACTGGAACCGTCTACCGTCAGCAAATGTCGTATCTGGTACAGGTACCGGCGCCAACATCGCTGTTACTGCTCTTATCGGTCACAACGAACTGATCACCCAGTCCCTTTCAAATGTCGGAACTATTCAGTCACTATCTGTTATCTCTGGTGGTTCTGGATATACTGATAATCCTAAACTAAACTTTACAGGTTTGGGTGACGGTCAAGCAAATGCTGGTCTGGTCGTTGTTACGGGTGCTTACTCATACCCTGGTCGATATATCACTGATGATGGCCATATTTCAGCATATAACTTCTTGGAAGATAGAGATTACTATCAAGAGTTCTCATATGTCGTTAGAGTTGACGAAACAACCAACAAGTATAGAGCAGCCCTCAAGGATCTAATCCATCCTGCTGGTACCAAGATGTATGGTGAATATACTGTCACATACGATAGTGCCAATAGTGTCAATTCTAATCTTGAAGTCACCTATGCAAATACCGGAAACATTCTAAACGCCTATAAATCAACCTATCAGGTTCAGGGATATACACCAGGTGTATTCAATCCTAACGTTGTCGTTGGTGTTGCAAACGCTGAGTTCGTTGTCGGATCATATAAAGTCAATACATCAAACCATTTGTCAGTATATGATGCTAATAGCAACATCATCACAATCCAATATTATACTCATGGGTTCATTGCCAATGATTATGTCTATCTACACTTTGGTGGTGACGCCAATGCATGGGCAAATCTAGCAAATGCCAATTACATCGTAACATCTGCTAATCAGAATTACTTTAGCGTATATAATCCAAACATCCTATATCCTAGATCAAATACAGGTAATGTTAAGGTATGGAATCCTGATGTCACCGTGTATATGCCATACAGCAGACCAAGTGTCAATGACAACGTATATCTACAGTTCCAGACAACCGATCCTTCATTGTCTAATGGATTCTACACTGTCTATGCCACACCTGGTGTCAACACATTTAACGTGATGCACAATTCAATGATCACGGCAAATGATGCCGCCAACGTGGCCAATCTTATCACCAAGAAGATCATCGTTACTGCTAACAATCACGAATACGTTGTTGGTGAACAGGCGTATATTCTATTCAATGGTGGTGATACTGCTAACAATAAGAATGGTTACTATACTGTAACTTCTGTCGGATCAAATAACAAGTTCAATATTGCCGGGCAGAATCTAATCTTTAGTGGAACTAATTCTCAGACCTATCAGAAGCGTTCATATATCACTATTACCAACCATCCTCATGCGAATGGTAATACAGCCTATATCTCATTCGTATCTGGTGATCAGGGTAATACTACAAATGGTGTCTATACACCAATCAAGATCAATGCCAACCAGTTTACGTTCAACGTTGCCAAACCTGCTACCGCCAACTGTAACGTCAGAGTATGGTACAAACCAAACAACTACACCAACGTTGTGTTCACCACCGGTAGAACAACTAATGGATTTGCGGCAACCAATAACGTATATGTCGAGTTCTATACATCTGCGTCTGATCTTGCTAATGGTATCTACATGGTCAGAAGCGTATATAGTTCTAACACATATAACATTTACTATAATGCCAACACATACATTCAGAACTCATGGACAACATATCATTCATTAGTAACTATTCCTGGCAATCCTAATACAATCAATACGATTGGATATTCTGGCGCTGGCGTTGTTGCCAATACTAGAATGGAAGGTACTGCTCTTGTTTCGTTGTATAAATAATCAAAATAGAAAAGGATTAATCTTTTGACAGCCGCACATTCCAAATCACTAGACATCTTTGTGGCAAAACAGGTCAAAGAATCTGTGTCAGAACCATCATCCTCAAATGTTTTCTTGACGTTTGGTAAGAGTTCTGCGTGGCCAACTGAAACAGCACCACCACAACCTAATACATCAGTCACCACTCATAATGATGTGTGGAAGAATATGATCGGTGCCAAGAGAATTGTGGGCAACAATATCAGACATGCTATTCCCAGATATAACTGGACTAGCGGAACAGTATATAACGCTTATAGCGATATTCAAGACAGTCTTGTATTGAAAAGTGCGACAAACAACTTCTATGTTATGACTCCAGATTATAACGTCTACAAGTGCCTATTCAATAACGGTGGGAAAACATCAACGGTTATGCCCAACATTCTGATTACAACCACACACTTTCAGACCAGTGATGGTTATATTTGGAAGTATATGTATACCCTAAATGCGGAAGAGAAACTAAGATTTTTGACCCCTAACTTTATGCCGGTCAAAACTCTACCATCATCTGATAACAGCCAGCAATGGAACGTTCAATTGAATGCCATCGACGGTGCTATTCATGTTATCAATGTCACCAATGGTGGTTCTAACTATACCGCAAATGACGTTACTGTTTCTATTACTGGTGACGGGCAGTATGCCAACGCATATGCAACCCTGAACACAACATCAAAAACAGTGCAGTCTATTGTAATCGACAATCTGGGTTATGGATACACATATGCCACGATTTCACTAATATCAGGAGTAGGTCTAGGTGCTACTGCTACGGCAGTCATCAGTCCACCAGGTGGTCATGGGTCAGACCCTGTTACAGAATTGGGCGGTTCATATCTAATTTTCAATGTTCAGTTCAGAGATTCCGAAAGCGGAATCTTGACTACCCACAATGATTACAGACAGATTGCTCTAATTGAAGATCCATATCTATATGGTACTACCAACGTTTGTTCATCAATCACAGTTTCACAATTGACCACTCTTGCATTGAATGGTACATCAGTTGAATATATTGAAGATGAATGGGTATATCAGGGATCATCACTAGCAGCAGCCACATTCAAAGGTCAGGTGACAGAGTGGGATTCACCAAATAATATCATTCGCCTGTCACAGACACAGGGAACACCAACAAAAGACTTGTTGACCGGTGCCAATACTACTGCTGGACGCTTCATTAGTTCGATCACTAATCCTGCGCTACAACCACGTTCCGGAAAACTACTATATACAGATAACATATCTCCAATTCAAAGAGCCAATGATCAGGCTGAAGATTACAAAATCGTTCTGAATTTCTAAGAGGAAAGAATAATAGCAATGACAAATTTAGATTTGCAATATCTAGCTAATACCGCAAATTCACCTAATAGTTCGTTGACAACTAATTTTAACGTCACACCATACTATGATGACTATTCTGCTGACACTGAATACTATAGAATCCTGTTCAAGCCAGGTTATGCGGTTCAGGCTAGAGAACTAACGCAAATCCAGAGCATGATCCAGAGCCAGATCAATCGATTTGGTAAGCATGTATTTAAAGAAGGTTCTATTGTTCTTCCTGGTTCATTCAACATCAAGGCAAATCTTCGTGATCAGAAGATGAATCCTATTGACTATGTTAAAATTCAGAACACAAATGCTCTCGGAAAAAATATTGACGTTACTTCATTCGTCGGTCAGATTGTTACAGGTGCCACCAGCAACATTTCTGCTCTAATTGTTGATACTCTCGACACAGACGGTACCGCAGCTAATACCAAAACATTCTATGTTACATATCTAAATGCATCAACTGTTGATCCTACCATCAGAGTATTCCAACCAGGTGAAACACTAAACAACGCCAATACTGGTCCTTGTTTGGTTCTTAATTCCGATCCTGTTGCTAATACAGGATATGCTTCATGGTTCCAGATTAGTTCTGGTGTTGTCTTTGCCAAGGATCACTTTATCTCATTCCCAACTCAATCAGTTGTAATGAGTAGATATGATGCCAACCCAACATGTAAGGTTGGTTTCTATGTTTCAGAAGATATTATCACAGCATCACAGGATACCTCACTACTTGATCCTGCTTTAGAAGCATCAAACTATTCTGCACCAGGTGCTGATCGTCTAAAACTTACACCAGAACTATCGGTTGTTGCATATGACGATAGCCTCCACCTACCAGATTTCGTAACACTCTTTACGATCAAAGATGGTGTTGTGCAGATTACAAACGAGAATACACAGTATAATATTCTGGGTGATACACTCGCCCGCAGAACATATGACGAAACAGGTGACTATGTTATCAGAGGTCTTAACGTTCAGATTCAAGAACATCTAGACAATGGTGTTAATAAGGGTCGATTCACTCTCGCCAATGGTGGTAATTCACAATCACTATATGTTTCTGTTGATCCTGGTCATGCTTACGTGCAGGGATATCCAGTTGATAACAATGACAAATTCTCTATTGTTATTCCGAAGCCATTAAACTATAACAGCGTATCAACCCCACAAATCACATCAACTGGCATGGGTCAGTATGTCACTGTCAATCAGTTTGTTGGATCATGGCAGGCCGATCAGGGATTGAGAATCAGTCTATATGATCAGCCACAGCAGAGAATTTCTAACTTCGGGTCATCAACAGGACAGAAGTGGTCAACAGGTTCACAATCTGGTAATGTTATCGGAACCGCCGCTGTAACAACTGTCGATTATGTTAGTGGTACTCCAGGATATGACGCAAAGTATAATATTTACTTGACAGACATCACAATGTCTGGTGCTAACAGCTTCGGTAATGTCAGAAGCATTTATTACCATAATGCTGCGGTTTCTGACTCTGGTGCTGACATTGTTGGTGCAAGCAATACATCAACTAACACATCACTACAAGGTCTCACACTAGCACCTTTGCTATACAAAGTAGGTTCAAACTTCACAAAGTCTGTTACCGATTCTAGTGGTAATCCTGCAACAATCTATTTGTCTGAGAGAACTGCAGGAACAGGTACTACACTGTATATGTCATCTAACGGTGTGTTTAACTTTGTTCCTTCTCTAGGTACTTACGAAACTCTACCATATGGTACATCAACACTAGCACCTGCGTCGATTTCTAATGATCTAACCCTAACATTTAATGCGGCAAGCAATATTGGACCTATGTGGGGAACTACGGCAGTTGCTTCATCTGGTTCAGGAACAACACTAAACGGTTCAGGAACTAAGTTCAGCCGCTTTAATAGTGGTGATAAGATTGAAATTGGTGGTCTTGCTGCTAATACATTCTACATTGCGTCAGTTGCTAATGACACGACACTATATCTAACGACAAGTCTACCAGCAGGTATCACGCTTGGTACCGCTGCTAATAACATCTTCAAAGCATATAAGAACGGTGACGTTATTAACCTGCTTGGTTACGGATCAAATACTGGTGTTGCCAAGGTTGTTACTGCCACACCAACGACAATGACCATCAACGTTTCAGAAACGTTTGCTACAACTGTTCCTGTTACACTTAACTATAAGGTGGCGCTATCATCAACGGCTGCTGCTAAAGCAACCAAGACACTTAACTCACATATCTTTGTTAAGATTAACTGTGCTACTGCTGGTGTCACTGGTCCATTCTGTCTAGGTTTCTCTGACATTTATCAGATTAGAAACATCATCAAGAAAACAGGATCAGCACCAACAACACTAACTGACGGTACGAATGTCACCAAATATTTTGTGTTGAACAATGGTCAGAAAGATACTATCTACGATCTAGCATACATCACTCCTGCTAATGCTGCCGGTCTCGGTGCTACTGATTATCTTCTAATCGAACTAGATTATTTCTCACCAACATATTCTGGTGGTTCTTACTTTACAGTAGATTCATATCCTGTAAACGATTCTGTTGTATCTGATTCATATATCAGAACAGAAAACATTCCGATTTATATTTCACCAACGTCAAAGTTGAAATATGATCTAAGAAACCAGATTGACTTTAGACCTGTCAAGTCTATTACTGCCACAGCATCAGCAACAGCAGCCGGTGCCACTGTAAATCCATCAAACACATCTACCACATTCTATAATAGTGCTGCTATGAAGTTCCCAGTTCCTTCAGCAGAATTGATTTACTCATATCAGTATTATCTAGGTAGACAAGATATCGTAGCCATCAACAAGAATGGTGAAATTGCCATCACCGAGGGTGTTCCTGATATCAGTCCTATTGTGCCGCAACCACTAAGCACACAGATGTTGATTGCTATTCTGAATATACCACCATATCCATCACTATCACCAGCATATGGTAACATTCTAGGAAGAAAAGATATCACCTGTTCTGCTAGAAAAGTAACCAATCGTGGTTATACTATGCGTGATATTGGTGTTCTTGATAACAGAATTAAGAACCTAGAATACTATACATCACTAACACTTCTTGAAAAAGATGCGCTGGCGATGAAAGTTCTGGATGCCAACGGTCTTGATCGATTCAAGAATGGTATCTTTATTGATACATTCAAAGATACATCATTGACTGCTAAGGGAATTGATCCTGATTATAGAATTGTCACCGATCCAGTCGAACTATCAATTCGCCCACTATTCTCTTCCGATTCATTCAAGTATAATTATATCGGTGGATCAAATATTGCTATCAACAGCAACAAGGTGACCTTTGCATATATTGAAAATGTTCACTTTGCTCAGTCTAAAGTAACTGATGCCAGAAACCTTGAAAGAGGAACTTACTACTATCAAGGTAGTGTCACCATGTTCCCTTATCAAGACGTTTGGATTGATACTTCTACCGCAGAAGATGAGACAGTTACAATTGCTGCAAATGGTGCAACTCTATCTGTTTCTGTCAGCACAACACCTGACGTTGCTGCTAAGGTTTCCAAATCATACACTAGCACTACATGGCAAGACTGGAAGACAAAGATCACCGGATATAATCTATATCGTGGTCAGGGTGCGTCAAGAGTATTGGTCGGAACATATAGTGATGAAGCAACAGCAAGAGGTGTAGCTGCTCAATGGACAACGGCCGCCGGCGGTGGTGTTGCAACTCTAGAAACAGTATATGATAATACAAGATTGGGAATAGATTGGTTCGCCAATGAAAGTACCGATACAGCAGTAGGATCATATAAACTAGTTTCAAGTAGCATGATCCCATACATTAGACCTCAAGATATTGAAGTCCATGTAAGCGGAATGAAACCATATAGCAAACTACATGTGTTCTTTGATGGTGTAAATGTTGATTCTTATGTATCACCTCTAACACAAACACAGTTCAACACACTTATTGGTGGTGGTGTGCTACCAATTGATGCCAACCTACCTTCAATGGGTGGGACATTGATTGTTGACACCAACGGTAATGCCTACTTCACGTTCAAGATTTCTGCCACTGGTCCTAAATTTAGAACTGGTGAAAGAAGAATGATTGTAATGGACAGTTCACAGATCAATCCACAAGATCCTGCTGTCGAACCAGATGCATCAACATATGCATCATCATACTTCTTTGCAGATGGAACTAAACAAGTTCTACAGAGAAACGTCTATTCTACAGAAGGTTTCAGAATCACCGGTGAGAATACAAGTCAAGAATATATGTCATATGCTGACTCAGTTCTACCAAATACCTGGCGTCCACCACCACCACCTGCTTACTCATGCTTCAACCCTGAAGCCAAGGTGCTTATGGCAGACAGAACATGGAAGCCAATTGCTGAAGTTAATGTTGGTGATGAAGTTATTGGTGCCAATCTAAGCATCAACAAAGTTGTCAAAACCCTACAGACCACAGTAAATGGTCGTAAGATGATGAAGCTTAAAGATAACGTATATGCTACTGACGATCATATGTTCCTATCTGATAAGGGATGGAAAACATGGAATCCACAGCATGTTATCAGCATCGATGCCGTCAATGCGCCACTACTTGAAGGTGAAAACAGAGAGAAGTCAATCGATCCACTCGACAAGCTAAAGATTGTTGATATCGAAAACGATTCACTATCAGCAAAGTATGTTGAAGTCGAAAATCTAGGGCATGAGATTGATGACACATTCGATCCTGAATATGTTGTATATGACCTAACACTAGATGGTGACGAAACATACATCGTTGAAGGATACGTTGTTCATAATTGCTGCTATGCCTATAC